AGTTTCTATTGTACACGGTAAGGCAACCTGCTATAATATGAAGTAGGTTAGCAGACGGAAACTGTTAGCCATACCTTAAATTAGATTAGTTTAGTTAACTTACCTTACACGGAAAGCCAGTAGTCATTGCGATTACTGGTTTTCTTTATTTATTTTAAATTAACGCTTTACATATATGTGTAAATGGTATATATTTGTTATTGTGAGTTCGTAATAATTTTGTTATAACTCATACATACCAATCTATTAAAGGAGGTGCATAATTGAATAGTGAGATTGAAAGAATGTTTGGTGCAGAAGTAAGAGAAAAGAAACGTACAGCAAGCGGCGTACACCATAAGACGGGTAAACGGGGCTATACGGGCGTTATACGCTTTCCACATGAAATGCTAAAGGGGAAGGCAAAGAAAGAATATAAAGGAACTGGAAAGGTAGTGAAGTATAATATGTTTGATACTATTATGAAATACGAGGATTTTAGAAAGTTACCATTAGATAAGCAGCGTCATTTATTAGATGGGTATAGAATTAAGCACAGCAATAAAAAGATAATGGAATCATGGGGACTACACAACGTAAACTATTATGACAAGCTGTTACCTGAACTGGGTATTAAGAAGGCTGAAAATAGAGGAAGAAGAAAAGGTAGTGCGAATACAAATAAAAAGGACGCTAACCCTACCACGGTCAACGCCCTTAAAAATGATAATTATGTAATTGAAGATACTCAAAAACAACAACTTGTACAATCAACTGTACTACCAACTGAAGCCATTGTACCAGCAGTAGTAACCCAAAAGCAACAAGAAAATACTTTCTCAACTGAAGAAATTTTGTTCAAAAAAGACGGATTACAGCTTGAACTAAGTGGCACTTACACACCTGAACAACTTGTAAGAAAACTAGAAAAGCTTTCCATCTTATTAGACGGCGAAGAAAACAACTTCAAAATATCGTTATCTATAAATGAATTAGATTCAGAAAAAGAATAAAAAAAAGGTAGGGGCTTTTACACCTCTACCTTTTTCTTTTGACCTTTCACCCATTTCACAGCGTGCCCTTCAGTTAGTAATAAATCATTCAAAGTATTGTATTCACCAATCATAACCGTTGTTAACCAGCGTCCGAATGCGTCCTTCTCAATAACCTTTACTGTAAGTTCCTTATCATGAATTAAATGTGCTGTAAATTCTGTAGCTTCATAATAACCTTCTTCCTTACGTTCAGGAGTATCAACACCATACACCCTAAAGTGCTGGTTAGTTAAGGTAATGCCAAAGGGGAAAATATTAATATCCCCTACAAAAGTATCACCGTCAATAACGTCAGTTACCTTAACTGAAAACTTGTTAACGTCTAGTAATTCAAACATTAGTTACCTTCCTTAAAGAAAGTGACTTTAGCCATATCTTCAAAGTCCACTACGTCCATGTCTTCAAAGTCGAAATAAGGGCTACTAATTTCATATTCTTTACCATCAGGCTTAACAGCAATAACATTTTCATAATCATTAATGCGTTCTATTGCTTCATTGAAGTCAATTTTAATACGTTGTTTTTCTTTCTTCATACGTCTGAACTTACCACCAGTGAACGCACCATAAGGCGTAATAATGTTGCTTCCATTACCTTCATAGTTATATCCGTCACGCTGTAATTTGTGCATTACCGTAGAGTTCTTACTTGTCTTGTGCATATATACTTGTGTATCTTTGTAAAGCGGTACAGTAGATTGCGTTAACTGGAATACATCACCATCAGCAGCATATTTAAAAACTTCCCAGTACTCAAATAAACGGCTATTAGTATCAATTACGTATTTAGTGTTTGTCATATTAAATCACTTCTCCTAGTTTTGTAATTTTTCTCATTTCTTTTTCACGTTCTTTTCTAATTCGTGTGATTCTAGTATCTGAAGCAAGGTCTTCATGTTCACCTTGTACTAAACGGCGTGCCCGTGTAATGCTTTCGGCTGGTGTTGCCTTCATTAGAAAATCAATCGTTGACATAACCCCTTCACCGAATTTCACTTCGTCAACTTTTTCCCAGTAAGCTAATAATAAAACCCTGTCATTACTACGTGTTTCAGGGTATTTATTCAGCAGTTCTTCAACATTTTTTCTAATGTTTTTAGCCATTACTTCACGCCTTCCAATGTAAGATTTAATTTATATTGGTCTTTCTTATAAATCTCAAATGACCTAATGCCGTGGGCTTCACGTAAGTCTGTGTGTAGTGCTTCTAGTGTTTGACAATCATGCACAGCACGTTCGCCGCTTGACATATCAATAACGTTGTAAAAACCTTTCATTTTCGAAACTACATAAAGACGTTCTCCTAAAGATGACCATTGAATTTTCACATAGTCCCCAAACGCTAATACTGGTTCTTGTTTATATGGATTAATAGTTAATGTACCTTGCATATTAGTTACCTACCTTTTTAATTGTTTTTACTGTTTCTAAAATCACTTCGTTGTTTCTAGCTGTTACACGGCGTGGAATATTAACCCCATCTATAACGCCAATAATTCCGAATAAGCCCAGTGAGAACACTGTTAATAGTAAGAGTAATCCTCCTACAAAATAGTCCCTCATATAGAACCTGTGGACGCCTAAAGCACCAGCGAATATCCATACTAAGAAGGCGATACGCTTTTTATAGCGGCGTTCCTTATAAAGCTTTGCAAACATGATTGCTTCACCCGTTGTAAAGCCTTCTAGTGCTTTATCAATTGCTTTGTTTTCCATGTGTAACCCCCTTGTTATGTCTTACATAGAGGTAGTACCTAAATACAAAGAAAAAAGGACAAGCAATTAAGCCTGTCCTCAAAGTTTTTTATAAAATAGTTACTTTCGCTTGTCGTATGCCGAATTGTTCAGCAGCAGAAGCACCGCCTACTAATACGTCAATACGATTACCTTTAATTGCACCACCAGTATCAGCAGCAATGTAAGTTGTATCTATTCCCATTTCAGGAACTTGAACACGTACCTTTGAATTTAAAGGAATTACATTAGGGTCAACGGCAATTACAGGTAATCCATTCACTAAAATAGTATTAGTAATGTCCGCACCTGAACGGGTTAGAACCTTACCGCCGTAAGTACCGTTTTCAGCAGGGTCATTTGTATACGCAGTAGCTTTAACATTTATTGTTTTACCGCCTGTATCGGCTTGCTGTGCTGGTTTTTCAGCAGGTGCAGGGGTAGAAGGCTTTGGTGCAGGTTTAGGCTGTGTTTGTGCCTGTTCCTGTGGCTTCTCCTTTGCTGGTACTTCAATGTAAACTGGTTTGTCCACATATTTAATGACTTCTTTTTCTACCTCTACCACTTTTTCAACTTCTACAATGGTAGGCGGCACGGGGTCTTTCGTCACTTTAATTACCCCGTCTTCTTCCTTAATCGTTATACCGTCCTCAACTTTTAATTCCTGTCTGTTTTTTTCTAATGTTTGAGTAAACATGTTCGGTACATCGTTAGGCTTTGCAACATTTGCTGGGTCTTCAACTTGAACGCCCCCTAAAATGCCTGTAACGATAACTATAGTTTTTAACATCATCAGTCCTCCTTCTTATTTGTGGTTATAACTTTGTGCGTGTTGGGTAGATTTGTAACATGCTTTAACTTCATAAAGTCAAGGTTGTTATCACCAACACGGCGTTCTTTTCTATTACGTAATTTTTGTTGTGTATGAGATAAAACAGGGTAAGCTTCCTTCTTTAACTTGTGAGTATTTTTATCACGTAAAGTATCAGCAAGGATATAATCACCTAAACGCTGTAACTGAATAGAATTTGCGTGACGTCCTGTACATGTGTAATACAGTTCATCTAAGTCTTCTACCTGTTTATTGCGTACCTCAATAGGTGGTAAGTCCTTTTGTGCTAAAAGCTTGTCTATTTCCTTGTCAAGCATTTCAGATGTCATGTACATTATTCATCGTCACCTACCTTAACTTTTTCATTAGCATGGTAAGCAGCAATATTAGTAATTGCTTTCTTTCTATGTTCCTGTACAGTTTGTTGCGTTAATCCTAATGCCTGTGCTACTTCAATTTGTGTCATATCCTTAAAGTAACTTAACTGAATAACTTGTCTTTGTCGGTCAGTTAAGGCACGTTTCATAGCAATATCAAAGTCAATTAATAAATCTGAAATAGCTAAATCAGCAGCATAAAAGCGTGCTTCCTGTAGCTTTGTTACATCTTCTAAGAACCGTGTAACGCCGCCTTCTGTTTCTAATTTGTACGCTTGTTCGTAGCGGTTTAATCCTTGCATTTAGTTCCTCCTAATTGTTTATAAATTGTTTCAGCGTTATATAATAGTTCTTCTAATGTCCCGTTATTTTCTACGAAAATGTCACAAGGAATATCTTTAATAAATTTTTCTGTTTCATGGTTTAACGATTCCATGTCAAATACGTCACCAGCAGCTTCAGCCCTTTGTATACGAATTTCTAAATCAGCATATACTTTAATGACTGTATAGCCTTGTGCCTTTAAATAGTCATATTCGTTTGGTTGTCGTAAATCCGTTACAATAACGTTAATATCCTGTTTATGTCCGAAAATACGTTCATACCAATACACTTTCTTATCAAGTTTCTTAATCCAGTAATCAGGTTCGATAGCCCTAAAAGCTTGACCTATTACCTGTAATGCTTTACGTGGTTTACCTTCAGCCCATAAGTGCGGAAAGAACATATTAATTACTTCTTTTATTCCGTCAGCAAATGCAAACTGTCTGTAACCTCTTTCAATAAAATATTTTGCAAGCGTATCTTTACCGCTTCGCATTTCTCCTACAACCGCTATTTTCAAATTATCACCTTCCATAAATGTATTAGGGAAAAGCCCTATGTACAGGTAGTACCGTAAGAAGGTAAAAATAGGACAAAATAAGGGCTTTACTTTTACGTATTTGTGTAATACAATGATTCCATAAGGTAAATTAACTTAATGATAGGTGGAATAAGGCATGGATAACATGAATTTGAATGGTAATTTCTTTAGAGAAGATAAGAAAGTAAATGATTTATTATTGGAGAATTTAACAACGTTCGGTGACGTTCAAATTAAAATAAAATTAAAAGAATTAATGGATAAATACTCATTAACATTAAGGGAAGTAGCATTACTTACAGGCTTAAGACAGGCTACTATTTCTGAAGTTAGAAGCGGTAAAAGACAAACTATAAATATTGCACACTTCTTATTACTAATTAAGGCTTTCCGTATTACTGATTTGAATGATTTAATAGAATTAGAAATGAATGATGATACTAGGGAAATGTTTGATAATGAACGTGCTGAAATGGATAAGAGAAATACTATTACTGAAGATATGGAAGATACAATTCGTGCGAATAATGGTCGCCGTTATATACAAAAATAAAACCCGTAAGCTAAATGCCTACGGGTCTTTCTCTTTCTTATTGTTCTAGTGGGTCAATCACTTCAATGATTTTTTCATCTGAACTTACTTCAGCAGTTTCATCAGCAACCATTCTATTAAACTTGTCTACTAGTTCCTGACGGTCAACTTCAATGTATTCCGTTAACTCACCATTCTTAATACCAGTATGAACCGTTAACATCGTTCCTGATTCCTCTTTCACTAGTAATTGCGGTTCTTCAAAGCCTTGAATATTTAAGTTTGATTCAAATACTACGTTATGCAGTACTTGACGTTTCCCCTTAACTTCAGCTTTTGATAATGTATCTTGTACAATCTCCTGTACAGCTTTTCCGATTTGTTGCGGTGTTGCCGCACCTTGAAATACAATACGCATTATTTTGTCACCCCTTCATGTACTTTCTTTTGTAGAACATATCCTTCTAATTCCCAAACTTTATTTTCAATTCGCTTCATGCAAATAGCCTTGCCTAATTCATTATCGAAATTAGCAGGGTCAACACATGCGGAACTTTCTGTAATGATAAAGCCGTTTGGCAGCTTAACTGTTACTCGTGTACACTTGTCAAAAAGTACATCTACTAATACTTCTGAATTAGCGATAATGTCTTGAACTTGTGCAGCAGTTACGATAACGTTACTCATTTGCGGTCACCTCCAGCGAATGTAAGGAACATTGTATTTGCAAATACTAGAATACTATCAATAACACCCGTTGTTGTTTCGCCTTCCTGAAAAGCTTGCATAGCTGATAATGTAAAAATAATACTAAATACTAAATATAAAAATCGAATTGGTTTACTCATTATTCTTCTTCTCCTTCGTCTTCGTCTTTTGTTTCCACTAGGAATAAGTCGCCACGTCTACCAGCTTCAAAAGCAGCACGCATTAGGTCAACTACGTCATATGCAAAACTAAGGTCACGTCCTAAAGAAGCGTCTTCAGGGCACTCACTTAATGAACCGATACTAAAGCCACCAGCAGGTGTTTCTAGTTCATAACGGGCTTCTTCGTTCCAATCTTCCCCGTGTATTTCTGTTACTTTAAATTGTTTGGGATTCTGTCTATCAATGATGTCTTTTGAATGAAATTCAATTACGTCATAATCACCTTTACGGTTACTTGTTTGACCAATAGAACGTCCTAATGTTCCTGTATCAAAGAAACATGCTTGTCCTTTTGCCCCACTGATAACTTCACCAGTTTCCTTATGTACAGCCATAAATAATCTACTCATTAATAGTGACACTTCCTTTCAATTTTCCTAATAGTAATGAAACTAAGAACCATGCAATTAACGCTTGCCAATAAGATATGGAAACCCCAAAAGAACCTAGCAGCAATGTAATTAAGTACGGAACTAGTAAATAGTTAATTAGTAGCAAACCAATTAAAAATACAGAAGCTAAACAGCCCAACATCTTTAATTTACGCATTAAGCAACCCTCCTTAAAATTCAGTGACTTTTACTCTTTCTAACTTGAAAACATCAACTTCTAAATTGACTTTTACTCTTTCTAACTTGAAAACATCAACTTCTAAATTGACTTTTTCATTGATATAGTCATAAGAAGTATCAATATGAAGTTCATAACCACCATTAAGAATTAATGTGACATATCCGCTAATTTTACTGATTTCAATATCAATTACAGGATAGTTACCTAATAGTTTTTTCAATGATTCTTCATTCATGTAAATTACCTCCTTTGTCTTACAAATAGGTAGTACCGAAAGGGTAGAGTAATAGGACATTTAAACGAAAAAAAAGACCAGGGAATTATCCCTAGTCCTTTGTTATTACTTGCGATTCCAGTAAAGGTTAATTAAGAAGAACTCTAAACCTGAAAGAATCAAAGCAATTGTATTTGTAATCATAAACGCACCAGCCGTGTGCATAACAAAGTACATATAAGCGGCGTAAGCTTCCATGAAGATAATACCTACAAAGATACCGCCAATGTAAATTCGTGAGAAGTCACGTACCGATTTAGTTTTTACGATTTTAATAATCTGTGGAATATATCCGATTGAAAGGATAATACCTCCGATAAATTGTAGTAAATTAAATAGTGCTAAAGTGTCCATTAATGTTTTCCTCCTAGTTTTTTGTGATAGTTTAGTAAATGTAAAGCTGTATTTTGTATTTCAGGGTAATGATAGGGAAGGTCATAACCGCTACTACCGTCAAACTCTTTAAACTCTTTCCCATACACACACTTGTCAGCTATTTCAGGGTGTTGTACCTGTAAGTCAGCAAGTTCTTTTGACCACTTATCATAAGTAGAATCATGAATAATGTTTTCGTTCATTTGATAGTAAAGGAATGAGTGTACTAAGATTTGACGGCGGCGGCGTGTTATTAATTCCGCTATCATATTTCTTCCATCAACTTTTCAAGGTCTTTTTTACTTATGGTGCATGTAATAGTTACTTCAACCATTTCAGGTTTAGCCCCTATTTCAACCACGTCAGTAATTTCCTTGCATAAGAAGCGTGTTCCATCTAAAATTAAGTCCGTTTGTTCAATGAGTTTCATTACTTGATAATCATTTCAATGTCTTCACGTAAGAAATGTACACCATCTTCAGTTAAGAAGCTGTTAACTATTGCGTTCGCTGAATCTCGCTTATCCATGCGAAGTTCGCAGCTTGATAAATCTAATGCACGGAATTTACCGTTTTCGTCTTGTACGATTTGGTAATATGTGCCTGAAACGCCTTGAAATACATCGCCTTTCTTAAACTCTTTTTTCTTTTCTTCTGTGTGTACTGTTAATTTCATTTACTTTTCCCCCTCAATAAATTCATATTGTCCTTCATATAGTCGTAATTGGCTTGGGTGACCTTCTACAGTCACGTCAAGGGATTTACTACCGTTCGGTGTACCGTCCGTGTAGAATCCTGTTACAGTGCCTTCAGTGTATTTACCACCAAAGTAAAACGGTGCAGTAATACTTACTTTTCTACCTACAATAGATTCAGGTTTTTCTTCAATTACACCCTCTTCAATTAAAGCTTGGTGAATTAAGTCCATAACTTTTTCTCTATCTGTTTCATCCTCTACAAAGTCGTATTCGTCACCTTCAATTACTAAAACTCTACTGAACTTATATTCATTGAACATGTAGTCGTCATACGCTTCCCACAGCATTCTATACCAGTCTTTCATAGACTCATTTAGTTCTGTAGTTTCATATTCTCTACCACGTTTCCATATGCGTTTCATGATAGTTTCAAATGAAGCACGTACATAGATAGTAAGGTGCGGTGCTTTACGTGGAATCATTTCTACTTCTTTCCACATAGTGTCTAGTAATTGACAATAAAGCTTCCATTCACTTTCATTAATTTCACCTAAGTCATACTTAAGTTTTGCGAATAGCTTGTCCTCATAGATAGAACGGTCAAGGACAGCAAAGCCCTGACGTTCATCTAACATACAATCACGTAAGCTATTCATACGAGAAACTAGGAAAGCCATTTGTGTAAAGATTGGAACACG